CGCTTGCCGTCAGGTGGGAGACCTTAATGTAGCAGCTATAAAAAAACCCTCTGTAAACACAGAGGGTTTCGTTTCATTCAGCTAACGCCGGGGATTACTCCCACTCAATTATTTACGGAGTGCATAACCAATTGACTGGTAACAATTTTCTATGAACTGATTTTCACCGTACCGTTTTATATACCGTCACCGGAAATCAGTGCCCCGATTTTTTCTTCTTCAGTGAGTCGTATTGCTGTTCGCAGGATTCTCCTGCAATCCGATACTTTTCAGCCTCAGTTGCTGTTGCGTTGTAAACTCGGTTGCTTTCTTCAAGCATGTCGGCGAGCACACGGATGACCTGGCTGGCTGGCGTGCCAGTGGGGAAAGATCCGGTATAGTGTTCGGCGAGTCGCTTGGTTTTGTCAAGCTCGGCGCGCAGGCCGTCAGCAGCGGTATTAGCATGCTCAGCATCAACACGCGCCACATCAATACGGGATTGTGCTTCACGTTCAATTTGTGTTTTCTCCTGATCACGTTGTGACCTGGCCTTATCATCAGCCTCTTTCTGATCTGCCTGAGCCTTAGCATACCCGGCAGCGTACTGGCGGCTGCCGTTCACATTCCAGGCAACCCTGCAGCCGATTACTAGAGCAGCAAGCATCAATATGATAAGCAACTGTTTCCAGTACGCTTTGACGAATGGCCAGATCATACCGCCAGCACCTTCCTGGCCGACAGGTAACGCACACGGCGATCGTCGATACCATTCTGGCCGCCATTGATGATCTGCGTGACGCGCATCAGGTCGTCGGTGTACTTAAGGCATCCATATTTCACGAAGTACCACGCCGCGCTCCGCGCTGCATACTCGTCCTGCGCCAGCAGTTCCGGCTGCTTAACCAGATCCACCCTCAGGGCAGCCCCGCAATCGCGGTAGTTGTTTAGTCCGGTGGTCTGGATGAGACCGCGACCGCGGTAAAACCAGCCGTCTGTCGGCCCGTTATTCCCCATGCGTTTGCTGTATACCAGATTGGCAATGGCCCGCTGCCTCTCCAGTGGCAACGATGGTTCACCCTGCCGGCGCCCGAGGGAATTAGCCTGGCCCTGCGTGAGTCGCCCGGCACGGACGAAACCAGCCAGCCCAGCCACGCTGTAATTGAAGCTCTCAACGAGCTGGGTAAAGCCAGTGCTTTCATGCCCGGCCTGGGCAATAAACATCGCCTGATCCAACGGCTTGATAATGCCAAACTCTTTCATGGCCGCCACAATGTGCGGATGCCAGCGTGTGGCCAGCGCCAGGCTAACGCCGGCAGCTTTCTGAAACTCGTTAATGTCCATGTTGCGACCTCGATATCTTGAAGATTTGCACGACGTTGCCGCGCGTCTTCAGCACCGCGGCGAACATCACAGCATTGATAACGACCTCAGAAAGATCTGCGGTCATGGGGAAGTGGTACAGGTATGAGTACGCGGTGCGAAGCGGGATACTGGCCGCCGCCACGATGAGGAAATAGGCTATCCACCCGCCCCAGCGGCGGTGGCGCGATCCGTTGCGCTGGAAGAACATCACCCGCAGCGCTATCCCGCCGCAGATGATGGAATTAGCGATAAGCAGCAGATCATGGCCTGTCATCGTCTTTTCCTGCCGGGATTAAATCGCGCGGATTGTCAGAGCGGTGATACAGCCATATCCCAACCCGCACAGCGACAATCGCCGCAACGAACGCGCCGGCAGAGTAGACGATTCCCCGCTCGAAAGAGTCCTGAGTGATTGTCGGGATCATGCTGGCCAGCCCGATAAGGACCGATGCCGTTGGCTTGTAGAAGAGAAGACCGCAGAGAAAGCTGAGAAGGGACAGAAGAACGCGGCGCCGGATAGGATATTCAACCGCTGAGGTGACAAATATTACCGCCCCAGCGAGTGAGCCAAGCGCCACCTCTGGCGGAACTCCGGCGACGACTGCAGCCAGTGCTCCGTAGCTAAGCCCCTGATTTACCGTATCAGCGGTTAGCGTTCCTGACATGATGACCACCGTTTACTATGCATGATGAACCTCCTGAAGTTGGTAAGCTCATCATACACAATAAACCAAATATGAATAAATGGTAATTATTCTATTACTTGCTTGTTCCCATCAAGCCAATGAATGCCATGGTTTGTTGTATTGGCTATGGAGCTGGTGTATTGCGCATCGAATAGACTCGGCTGCTGATTACCTTGGTACACTTGCCTTTCAATCAATGAACTATTTAATCTAATTTTATCTTTATTTGTGATCTTTATTATTTCTCCTGAAATATCCTTATGCACCCCTTTATCAATAAATAAAAACTCAGCCCCATCCATGTGATAGCTACTCTCAAGTTTCTCAAAACGCATTCCAGATAAACGAGAAAGCCAGACTAAGGGAAAATAACGGATCTGAAATTTTATTCCATAATAAAAGGGAAGTGTTATAGTGGTTAATGGCGCTCCATGAGGAGCGCCTTTTGTCTTTGTCTATTCGCCGGTGTCAGTTGCGCCTGAAAATTTATCAAGAGTTTTTAGGTACTCATAAGCCTGAGAAAAAGGGTTTTCTCCTGATATATCATAAATGCACTCATATTGTTCTGAGTATAACTCCTCAGCCTCCTCGCTGTTCGCAAAAAACCTTACCCCAAAGGACAACGTTTTTTTATCTGAACTGATGGCGGGAAGGTTAACACGTGCAACCCCCTGGTCCACGGTCAATCCACGAAAACTGATAGGTAAAATTAAAGCCATGTTAATCCCCCATTACCATGCTGAGACAGCAGCGCGCCGCCATGTGTTGGTTGCCGTGCAAATATAAAGATAGGTGCCATCGGAAGCCCATTGACCAGCCTGCCCGCCAGATGTTGCAGTAGCAGGAACGGGAACCTTCATAGATAAAATATATCCATCAGTAGCTGAAGCAGGCTCTGAACCGGGTTTATAGAGAATCCCGATTGAGCTTTTGAAAAGCCAGTCTTGCCCCCACTGAATTCTACGTCTGTCGTATGCTGGCGGTGTCGCGGCCTTTGTCCCGATGGCGAGATCACTTTCTATTTTATGCGGCCCTGAATAACTTCCGGTGTTAATAGCGTTTTTAAGATCATGCGGACCTATACAGATGCGTCCGGAGACGTTAGCAGTGGAGGTATTTATGGAATAAGCAAGTCCTGATAAATCTTTTAGATTTACAACCTCAAGATTATTGATGTTCTGGAAATATAGTGTTGTGTCTGTGGCGATGGTCGAATAGTTAACCCCGTCGATTATTCTCACGTCATTTCCGACAGGAACGGTCCAGGGGCCTGTAGAAGAACCACCAATGCTGATACAGCGCCCCGCATTTTTGTCGTCCGCCTTACGCACAGTGGGGTATAGGTCAAGGAATTGCGGCCCGGTTACTTGTACGAAATTAGAGTCTACTTTCATTTTTGCGCGAATAGGGTTTCTAATAAAAACACCAAAATCGCAATTTAATTCAGCATCAAAGTTAACAAGCTCATAAAGGCGGCTATCAGCTCCACCATGAGATGATTTCAGGCTTCCGCCTTTGATGCCATCTAGCCAAATCCCTAGACCCCCGCGATCCTTTCCGGTGTTTATGTTAGACATCTGCACGTTACGCCCCCAATTGTAATAAGGGGTAAACAGGAAATCGACATAAAAACCATTGATTGATTGCGAACCCGAAGAAATACCATAATCAACTGCTGAGACACCGTTTACCGTGCAATCAACTGGGCTCATCATTTTAAATGCGGCATTATCAGTCGTACCTGTAGCACCTGCTACCGTAACGCTATTGATGATCGTCCTTCTTGGGTATGTAAAATTCATGATTGTAGGAGTGTTCCCAACCATGTCAAGACTATTATATAAGGCTCGATACGTGAAACCGTTAATACTTCTCGTTAATCTGGAATTCGACAGAATTAAAGAATATATATATTGTAGTTGGAGAACATCAAAATTAGCATTAGTAATAGTGATATCGTTTATAAAACGCATCGGAACGATTATCGGGTCAGAACTTGCTGTTACCAACGGGTCAACCAATACTAGTTGTGATGAACTCGCTGATTTGACCATAGAATATTCAAAGTACGCGGTGCTGGAATTGACAGAATCCACCCCCGAAATATTCTCAATTCTTACTACGTCTCCTGCAGAAAGAAAGCTAAAATCTCCTGGAATAGTATAAGCACCTTCCGCCAAGGCCCCAGAATATTTTACAAAAGTCGTTTTACTAATTACAAATTTATCAAAGGCAAAACGCAACCCATCGGCGATAACTAATTGCGACGAACTAGCAGATACTACCGTCGAGAAATGGACGCCGATCTGGTTTATGCTGCCGTTAAATCCGGTATCTGCGGCTAGTTCAATTGCGATCTTATCACCTACGCTATACGCTGAAAAGTTACCATGAAACGTGGTAGCGCCTGCGGCGTAGGTGGCGTAATCGTTAACGGTGCCGATCGTTACCGAATTGGTGCGGGTTTTTAGCGAGTCTCCTTTAATGATTACGAAGCCTTGAATTTTACCTTCGCCAGTTAGGTTTAGCCCTCCTCTGGTGTATACAAGCCCATCCCAGTTAACATCCATGTCTACTACGGCTTGCTTATTGTTATCTATACAATAATCAAGAAACAATTTTGCCAGAGATGACTCGTTTCCTGACCCAGTAAATCCATAGGATGACGCAGTTACTGAAGGCAGCCCGCCGATCAGCATTGCTCCTGATGTACCCGCAAGCTTTATTGCAAGATCAGCTGTATCTGTCTGCGCTGCAATAGGCACGAAACTACCCACGTTATTACAGCCTACAAGCATGTTTGATCGGAGATCAGCATTTGCATAAATCGGCACGCTTGACTCAGGAACCCTGAGCGTCCTGGAAAAGAGGTCTTCGGAATGCTCAATTGATTCTGATACGGAATTATCTACGTAATTTTTAGTAGCAGCATCCTGCTGGTTTACAGGATCCTTCAGATTCCTGATTTGATTACCAAGAGCATCGTAGAAATTGGCTATGAAAGAAGGTTTACGCAGTGCTAGGCGGAGAAAGCTGAAGGACTGCTGGATAAGCATGGTTAGTTTGTCGAACGCATCCTCATGGACCTCTGCGAAGAACTTCCCCTGGTTACGAAGGTCAGTCTCCTGCGTGGCAGGGAGAGATCTTGAAATGGATATTTTCCAACCATTCGCCAGCGGCGATGGTAACACGACGCTACCACCTGAATAACTTCCCGCCCCCATCACGCTGTAGTCAGTATCAAGAGTCAAAACGGCAATGTTATCGTTAAGGTCAGCGACCTGGACGGTTAGATCTGACTTCTTGAAGATTCTGAACGTGTACGGGAAAGATGTGGTAACGCCGTTCCCTGTGTAGTCGTTATGGTCGACTTCGGTTGAGACCGTCATAAAGAAATCTCCGGATGTCGCAGCGCCCGGCGCGCCACATTGCAGATCATTCTATTACCAATCAAACCTCATATGAATATTACATGCACTGTTGAATGGCATTATTACCTAAAGGGTAAACAAAATGCCCCTAGAAATTACTTTCTTGTTTTGATATATGTATATATATACAGTATTTATGGGAGTATTCCTAATGCCAGAGCGGTACCAGTATCCTGTCGACGAAGGTTTTGCGGATCGTATTCACACCCCGGAAGGGGTCAGATCCCTGGTTGTAAAATCACAACTGATGGAGTTGCTCAGGGAGATGGAGCGAGACGGCCACGATGTCAGCGGTGCGGCGGCGGAACTGGTGGCACTGGTTAACTATGTGACTAGCTCGCAGTTGTCGATGCGGGAGCTGCAAACACACCTGGATTTCTGCGCCATGCAGTTGCGGCAGCAACTCAGATAGTGATTGAAATCAAAATAATGATGGTTTTTTATTACCAAAATGGTAAATTTACAACCCATGTTCCTTGTGCCATAGTGATCGGGCATCGGCAAAATCCGGTGCCGGGATTGGCGTCCCGGATAACTAAACGGCGCACAACACGCGCACTGCGTGTTTTTTTGTGCACGCGCTCTGACGCACCTATCCAATGGTGGGCTGGGCGGGGGTCCGAAAGGACGCCGGTATCCGTTTAGGCCGGTACGCCAACTCCGTTCAGTTCACCACCAGTAATTGGCGTTGCGGTGGTGATAACTCTACTAAGCGGGGTATCACAATGAACACCAAACCTTCTATTTTCAATTTCGAATCCGACTCAGCTATTCGCGCCATTATGATCGATGGCAATCCTTGGTTTTTTGCATCCGATGTTTGCCGCGCGATTGGCATCGCAAACCATCGTGATGCAGTTCGCAAACTTGATGATGATGAGAAGGGCGTCGGCTCAACCGACACCCTTGGTGGTGAGCAGGAATCAGTTATCATCTCAGAGTCTGGCCTCTACACCCTTATCCTCCGCTGCCGCGATGCGGTGACGCCGGGCACCATCCCCTACCGCTTCCGCAAATGGGTAACCAGCGAGGTGCTGCCGCAGATCCGCAAGACTGGCCGCTACGTTCGGGAAGAACTCTCCCAGACTGATAAAGCCCGCATGCTGGCGCAGGAGATGACCAGCAGCATGTTGCCGGCGATCATGGATGCATTGCAGGTCGAGCAGAAGCACTACACCTTCCCTCTTAACCGACGCTATCAGGATCACATCCATTCACCTGATGGTCTGCGTGAACTGGCGAAAAGCTCAATGGTGATGAAACTGCTCCGCGAACTCGATGCTGACGGGCATGATGTATCCGGTGCCGCCGCAGAGGTCACGGCCATGCTCAGCTACATTGTTGGTATCGGCGCCGTACTGCGCGACATAGAGACGCATGCTCAGTACGTGATGGCTAAGGCCAAGGGTTGCTGAGGCTGCTGGCGCAGGGAAGCGCCTTAAAAAGCATGATGCGTAACCTATTCATATCTATTGATATCGCGTTTTTATTGCTTTGCTCATCTTGCAACCAACAATACCTGTGGGTATATTTACCTCAACGGTACTCAACCAAATGTTGAATACTTGGTGTGCAGGTCGCGACCTGGCATAGACAGGAAACGAAACCCCACATTATGAAGAGACAGCGCACGTCTCATCCCGCACGGGAGGATCTTATGTTTAACTTTGACATGCAACTCGACCAGAACTATGCATCGTTCTACAACCCAGACAGTGGAAAGGCTGTTTTCGTTGATAGCTTTGACAATGTTGAGTTCGATGTGCGTGTAGGGACCTTGCGTGAAAGTCATCACGTAGCTACTGTGCATGCAGAAACAGATGAAGAGCTTAACTCAAAACTGAAAGATCTTGCTGAGCAGTACTTATGACTATAACAAAGCGGGCGATTCTTGATCTGGAAGCTGAGATAAATGACATTCTTGAGGAGGATTGTGCAGAGGTTAAATTTACCTTTCATGCAGCATACGAAAGGCTTAATGATCCTCGAAACAATCCCGCAATATCTCTTAATGAGCTTGAGGATGTCTTCAAGGAATTCATAAAAATTCATCTCACTACGTTGCTTGGCTACCCGGAAGGAAAAACTTTCACAATTAAATGCAATAAGACAAAACTGCATTTTCCTTGCTCGGTTGTTCATGACCTTAGATATGGGAAAAAATGGATAGTGCAATCAGTTGTAACCGTAATGAGGAAGGCTGATTTCAAATCCAAAGACCCTATTATCCTAGAAATTAATTAAGCCCGCCTAGCGGGCTTTTTGATGGGTTGCGCCGTGACATGTCACGTTGGTTTAGTTTTGTCTAGCCCAATAATATCAAGGTGAGAGCTTTCATAACTTTTACCGAATAGAGCAAAACATATCGTGTCGAGTTCTCTCTTATGCTTGGATGCCCTATCGAAATTACCACCCCAACAGCAGATGAACCCACCAAGTATGGCTGACTCAAAAAGTAGTGATGCTGCACCAATATGCCTGAACCAGAGGTCGATAAGTAAAGCAGCGAACGCTATTAAGGAGCCCCACCCGCCGATCCTTCGCCACCTCTCGGCTTCGTATTGAAGAGAAGCAATATATTCAATTTTATCTCTCGTCATTAGTTCCCCACCGCTTTCCCTAAATCTGGTGCTCTGCGCGGCGCAGTATCGCCAGGCTCCCACCAGCTCGTTGTATTAAATTCCCGCTGAGCGCGGTCCCTAACCCGGTCGTTGTACCCTGGGTTTGCCATCTCCTGAAGCTGTTGCAGGATCAGGTGATTGGTAATGGCTTTAGCATACCAGAGGTTGGCGAATGGGGTGATCATGCGAGCGGTCTTTAGCGCATCGGCGCCGAAGGAAGTTTCTTCTCCCTGAAGCGCTTTCTGCGGGTTGGTGATCAGCAACTTTGTCAGCTGCTCGGCGAAACTCAATACCGGCCCGCCGATTGTAGCAGCGATGCTCGACCCATATTGCGTATGGTCCTGGAACAGGAAATCGCCATAGATACCGAACGAACCGCCTTTCAGCAGCGCCTGCACCCAGGTAGTAGGCTTTGTCATGTCCAGCGGGTCATTCCCTGTCAGCAGGCTGTTCATCTGGTTAGCAAACATCCCGGCCAGCGTCGTACCCGCAATATAGGACGCCAGGAATTTTATGGCTGGCACCGTATCAAGATCCTTGGAGCGGTTAACCAACTGGCGAAAACCAGCGAACGGCGTGGTTTTAAAGAGCATGAAGCTTTTAAGCAACTGGCCGGCATCATCGCGGGCGTAGGTATCCAGACCGGTGGCCGTTGTCACTGCGCTGGTCATCTCACCGTGAGTGATCCCCAGCAATTTCTGAGCAGCTTCCGCCCGGGCGTTACGCACCATGCGCGTAATCGTCTGCTCGGCTTCTGCGTCGAATGCTTCCTTCATCCGCTTCAGGCGTTCAGGTGACATATCGCCAAGCGCTGCCAGTGCCGTATCACTACCGGCGCGCACCTGGGCGATCCTGTCAGCCATAATATTGGTGATCACCTCATCCGGAACGGCGTAAATAGCGTCCGGCGTCATGCCCATATGTCCGGCTGTAGTCATTGGCCGCAGCTCTGCCGCTGCCATGATAGCCCAGTCCTCATTACTCCATCCCTTATTTGCCAGGATGGTTTTATCTGATCCCTTAACTTCATCCAGGGTCTTAAATTTTCGGGTTAGCTCGCCAATGTTTTTATACATCAGCAGGCCGAATGACGCCTTGTTTGCGCGGTCCATTGCGATCAGACCGGACCATTTAAGCGTTTTCTCAGCGAACCAGCCGGTAATGCCGCGAGACAGATCAAAACCTCCCATCTTAGAGACGACAGCAGCATGCGAATCTACCAGCAGGCCAAGCTCCGCATTCGCGCGCTTCGCATCGCCGTTAAATAGGTTCCTCAGCGTATTTGCAGAGAGCCGCATACCATTACGGTCAAAGCCCAATGCCTGCGCATTCGCGCGCATTATTGCCTGGTCGCTGGTTGCGGTCAGAACGCTGGTACCGAGCATGGCGCTGGTCATAAGGTTACGGAGACCGCCAACAGCCGACGTGAATACGCTCGATGTGGCCGCACCGTTAAGGCCGGCCATTGAGTTAAACATGCGCTCGACCATCTTGCGCTCATCGTTCATCTTGCCGACTTCCTTCCCGCCGGTCACCGCACGCTGATAGACACGGTCCAGCACCAGGGAAAAGTTTCTTGCAGCATCAGGCCCGAATGCTTTCACAACACCAAGATCGCGCGAGGAAGACTGCAGGTGCGACATCATCACGCCAGCAACCGGCTGCTGAGTGTAGCGCTCCATGTAGGCAAAATGGGATTGGGCGTCTTTAAACGCCATTACCCTGCTCTGGGATCCGCGGTTCTTTATCCCGCCGGTGCCCATGAATGCGCCAGGGTCGATTTTGTTGGCGCCGTCGGTGGCCTTTGTTTCAAAAATTGCTTCCAGCGCCTGGCGATACTCTATGTCATTCATCGGGCTGCCGTCAGGATTAACGTAATTGCTGCGATCCTGGGTGTTGAAAACGTCATCCACCCATGCCTGCCGTGCAAACTCAATCGGCGGCTGGCGGCCTGAAAGTCGCGCCTTAGCCTGTTCTGCCAGCGGCAAAGATGCCAGCCACTCATCGCGCCCGGCGTTGCGGATAAAATCGGCGTCGTCTACATACGGCAAATGCCAGTCGTCGCGCAACCCGATATCAAAACCGTTGTCGTTCATCTCCTGCCGTGCCCGGCTAGTTACGTCATTCCAAACCTGTGCGATTTTCTTCGCCTGAGGGTTACCGGTGTCTTCACCGTAAAGCTCCTTCAGGATTTGGAACTGTGCTGATTTAGCAGCCTGCTGGTCGAAGAGACTGCGGAAACGCTGTTCACCAAGCGCTTTACTCTGCTCAAAGAATTTTCTAACGTCATCACCGGCTTTCAGCAGTTCAGCGCTGAGCTGGCGCGACCAGTCCTGATAGGCGCCTGTCGCCAACTCCTCTGCAGAAGTGACATTGATGTCAGGATCCTTGCCGAAAATCTTCGTGCGGCGCCCGGCAAAGATAAACTGCTGCAAATTGGCGGGCGTCTGCTGTTCTGGAGGGATATTCGCATCGAGGGTATCTGTTACCCTGCTGATGGCCAGCGCGTTCTGTGCGACGCGCTGGCGCTTCTTATAGACATCATGCACAACGCGCTGACGCACAAGCTCAGCGGCCTCCATGTAGGTCTGCGCATCAGGGATACCAGTCTTGCCATCCCGGGCGTTTTTCCGGTGAACGTCGCGCACGGCCTCTTTGATCCGGTCTTCGATATTTTTCAGCTCATCGGCCTTGGGCTGGCGGCCCAGCGTCTGGGCAATGGCTTCAACACATGCCTGTTTCATTATGGGTTCCTCAGGAAGCACGCTGCTGCAACGGAATAAACTTTCGACTCTACCTGTACGGTCTGGATCTGGTCGTCAAATTCAGCCAGAACGTCAGAAAGTTTTGCTGGCTGTCCGGTGTCAGGGTGCGCGATCGTTAATTCTGGATTCGCAGTTGCCATATCACGTGCGGCCATCAGGTCATAACTGTTTGATGAAATCGCCTGGCCGGTGTCAGGATCAACACTGACCTGCCCGCCAGTTTCGTCGGCTGCCGTAAATGCACTTTCTGCGCGCGGCGCCGGAGCTTCTCCAGCCAGTTCTGACGGCGTTTCATACCTGACACCATTCTCTTCGAAAACCTTCTGCATTGCATGGTACTGCTCGTTTGCTGATTCCAGCATGCCGGGCCGCGCCGGACCATCCAGCCCTCGGGCCATCATGCCGATGTTCACCGGCTGACCGTCATTTAGCTGCCGGTATGCTTCATCCATGGCAGCCACATGGCTGTTGATGCTCTCGTTGCTGGCATGCAGAACCGGGGCCGACTCAATGTCGTAATAAAGCCCCTCGTTCAGAGTGTGGGCCGCATCGATGTCGCTAGGTTTAATTTCTGTCTCACGCACCAGGCCACGCATACTTTCAGGGATGATCCCCTGCTGAATACGTGACAGGTCAGCGCGGGCCTCATAAAACTGACCTCCCTGCTGATGTGGCGCAAGAGTGTCGCGGGCATTCTGAAGGCGCTCTCTGGCAGTAGCGAGCTGGCTGGCTATGTCATCAAGCTTCGCCCTGTTTTCAGCATAATAACGGCGATTAGCGCCACCGCTTCCGGTTGGTGCTGCATCACGGATGGCTTTATCCTGAGCCTCAAGTTTCGCTACTGTACGCTCACCATTAGCAATTTCTGACTGCCACACCTTCCTGTCACCACGGGATAAAAGCTGATCTGCGTTCTGCTGCAATTCACTCATTCGCGATTCGTAGGTAACCTGCGGCACCTCTGGCGCAGCAGGGCCATCACCTAACGGGGAAGGTTGCGGTGCTGCCTCAGTCACCGATGACGGTGAAGCAGTTTCGTCAGGTACGCTCTGAACCTCTGCCGCGGGGATTGGTGCTTCGGTATCTGCCGGAGGTGGCGCATCAGCATTTCGCGAGGCCAGGTGATGAGCACCACCAAAGGCACCGCCAAGAACAGCGTCAACCAGCATCGCCTGCCCGTCAAATACCCGGTACTGCTTCGCCATATCGGAATAGCCTTTCTCCTCCAGTGTTTCGCCAACTGAATAACGGTTAAGGCCACCAAATCCTGTGTTGATTGCTACGCCTGATGCGATGCGCGTGGCCAGCGTCGTACCGATAGCGGCGGGAAGCGCCATGCCGGCGGCATTGAAAGAACTCTGTTGCGCAGCCAGATTACGCGCCGTGGACTCGTCTACACCTTTGGCTCTGAAGTCCTGATATGACTGCTCATAGGTAGAGCCAAAAGCCGTGGCGGCGCCGACCGTAGGGCCGCCGATGATTGAGGCACCAATCGCTGGCGCAAACTGGCCGAGCCCATAAAGCACCTCTGCGGCCGCACCCTGACTGCCGGCGTCAGGTTTCACATAACCGCGCGCGCCCTGCAGTTGCTTACCGATCGTGTCATAGGTGTCGTTCAGGGCTTTATCAGCGTCAGGGAACATAATGCGGAAAATGTTCACCGTCGGCGCCACATCTGCCGTGAATGCTGGATCGCTGATAAGTCGCTTGCTGAACCCAACAGCAGACTGCGCCAGCCCGATTGTTCCCTCCGCTACACCTCGTACAGGTGCGGAAATAGATCCCTGAAAAAATGTCGGATCGTAGTCTTCTGGCCGCGCCGGATTGGCTGTCGTTTTATCGTCCGTCCATGCCTGGCCTTCAGGAGCCAGAGAAAATACATCGGCCATTATTCAACCCTCACGACTATTGCCTGATTTGTTTTTGGGTCTGTCGCCCAGCGCCCGCTGCCGCTCACCAGGCGATACTGGTTATTGCCAATGTTCACCGGCGTAAAGTTTGAAGCGGCATTTTCATTCAGCCCGGCGGCTTTCAGCGCCTGCTGTGCCGCCACTGTGTAGCGATCCTTGAAAGTGGATTTATCCATGCCGAACGGCATTACCACATCACCACCATTGAAGCCTTTGTAAACCCCGCCGGTGGCGTATTGCGCGGCCTTCTCTACCACATCCGAATTAGCCGCATCGGTGCGGGTCATCGCGGCATCGCCAGACTGGTAAGCGATCCCGGCGTAAGCGGATTTGAACAGGCTATAACTCAGCTGCCTGGCCTGCGGGTTATTGGCAAATGCATTGCCAACCTGATCATCAAACGCACGCTTCAGCTTGTCCTCGCTGGGTAGTTGAACCGGCGTGATCCCGGCATCTTTCATGCCCTTCGTGGGGTTAAGCAGTTGATCACCGGCCAGGATTACCTTAGAGACATCATATTTATTCATGGTCGGCTTATAGCCAATGAACTGGCTATATGCGATCGATGACTTCGTGTTGTCGTACTGATTATCCGGGGTGCCGAGCAACAGTGCAGAGTAAGCGGTTGCCGCGCTGCTCGGTGCAATGGCTGACGCAACCTGCCGCATCGCGGGCGCCGGAAGTGTCTCGCCCATGTTCTGCAGGAGCTTTATCGTCTGGTCGACATTTTGCGTTCCGCGTACCTGCTGAGCCAGAGCATTGGCCTCTTCACTGCTTAGTATTGGGGCATTGATTCCAAGCTCACGCAGCCGATCCTGAGATGAAAAGCGGTTGGCTACTTCAGCAGTGATATCGTTTGGATTGTTACTTGAGATAGGCTTATAGGCACCTATGTCCACCGCGGCATTGAACGGATTATTCTGGCGCTGGCTGATCACCTTCGTAGCTGCGGCTGATACCTGGTCGAATAATTCAGCTCGCGATGCATAGCCCTCACCGGTCTGTTCCGGCGTCGGCTTCAACTGGTTGACGTATGCCGTGATGCTGCTGGTAGGCATGTTGCGGAACGAGCCAATGTACTGCCCGGCAACCTGCGTATTCCTGAATTCGGTGTAACGCTGGTTTCCCTCCCGCACGCCGTAGGCAGCCATAAAATCAGCTTCCCCTGGCGGGTTTGGGAACTCAACACCTCGCATGTAAGCCGCGGTGGCGTCGCGAACCTGGCTATCGATAGCCGTTCTGTATTCGGCCTGCTGCTGCCGGCGGATCTGGTCAGCCTGGCGCAGAAAAGTGGCCTGCGCTTCCGGCGTGGCGGCGTCGAATGCTGCATTGCCGGTGTAGCGTTTATTGCTGGTTGGCAACTGAGAGAGGCCCAGCGCGGCGCTGACGCCGGTTGATAGCTGGTCAGGACTGTATGGTTGCGTGCCATTTTCATGTTTAATGATGGCGGCACAGAGCGCCTGCAGCGTATCAGGGTTTGATGCATCAAGCGGCTGGTTTGCAGTGACACCGAGCTGCGCACAAACCGCTTTGATGTATGCGGCCGTGTCATTATTGTCAGATGGCGGCGCCCAGCGGTTAATGATCTCGCCAACGGTATCAATCCCCTGCCGCTGGTAGGATATGAGGTTGCGGCCCAGCGCGCGGATCCCATGCTCTGGAGTCTCGAATTTTGCAAACCGGCCATCACTACCAGTCTGCCCAATCCACGGGTTAGAAGAGCTCGCCTCTAAGTTCCCCGGGTTATTGTTGCGCACTCCGCGCGGGCCATCTGCTGATGCTTCACCGCCGCCGGCGACAGCACGGCGTGAACCGGCGGCCGTATCGCTCAGCTCACCGTTGCTCTGAATAAATCCGATCGCGTTATTTGCTGACCACTGAGAAAGCGCGCCATCTGCTACCCTCTCTTTGAATTCCACCTTTTTGGCTTGTATCTGCTCAGGGCTCCACCCATGTGCGGCGCCGAAGCTTTCTATTTGCTGAAACGCCTGCTGATTAGCCAGCACATAGTTGGCGTTATCGCCGTACATCGCCGAAGCGGTTTTGGCGCCGGTGGTCAGCGTTGCCTGGAACTGCCCCTCTTCATACGCATTGAGCTGCCCTATCTCATGCCGGCCAGCCTGAGACGTAAACTGAATGCGCTGCTGCTGAGCCTGCTGCATGAATCCCTGACGGGCCGACTCCGGCAACTGCATCGCCAGCTCCTGAGCCTTTGCGTCAAAGAGCTGGGTGTATTCCTGCCCCTTGCCGAGGGCATTTTTACCCTGCAGGTTAAGCAGGCCATTCTGCGGGTTGGTCATCAGATCGCTTGCGGTCTGTGTCAGTTGCAGCGATGCATCCTGAGCCATAGCGACATCAGCGCGCTGTTTAGCCTGGCCGAACACGTCAAGCGCCTGGCTTCCTGCGCTCAGCAGCGCATCGCCGGCGTTTGGCTGATCGACGGCCTGAAAACCTCCGGTCTGCACGCCACGGCTTTCAACCTGACGCCCGGCGACTGTTGGTACAACTGGCATAGTTCTCTCCTTATCGACCGGTAGGCGTGCCGATGGCAGCAGAAATTGGTGCGGCTTTGCTCTGCGTGAACGGGTTCCAGGTTCCGCCGAATGACTGATAAGCGCCATAGGCTTTCAGCGGCGCAGTAAGCAGCGTTGTCGCCGCGCCGATAGTTCCTGAGCTTTTAGCCGCGCTTGCCTGCGCTTCATAGTTAGCCGCCTGCGTCTGATATCCGTATGCTTCTCGCTGAGCATTATTGACGGTCGTCAGAGCATCCAGTGCGCCAAACTGCGCCGTATCCCCGAATATATCCAGCGCAGATCCTGAGCTCATATCAGCACCTGTTGCGCCCATTATTGCTGCCTGCGTGCCCTGCCGCTGCCGGGTCTCACGACGACGCTGATCAGCCTCCGCGTTACCGCGATTTATGGCGTCATTAGCCTGGGCAGTTGCGACATCAGCATTCTGCTGAGCAACCGCGGCAGTATATTTACCCTGCTGATACTGGTTATATGCAGACAGGCCGCTGAGCGCTAAAGTCGCGCCAGCGGCGATAGTCGGATCACACATCAGTTTTTCTCCATGTAAAAGCGGTGAAACGGCAGTCCGAGCACACCATACGGCGCCGGGTCTTCCAGGGTAAAACCGAGCCAGTGCAGCCACGCTTTTGCGACGTGGTTACGGGCATCGACATAATTTTCGAGATACGGATAGACGGACAGCATTGCAGCAACCACCTTCCGGCAGCGGCGCAGAAATGTGCGCTGATAGCGCTCCAGATCATCCGTGCCGACAAGCCAGGGGATCCCGCTGCCGCCAATCATTGAAGCGGGCGCCACGCCAAATACGGTGACAACGCGGCCGTTTATCAAGCCGGCACAACAGAAGGTTGATGTGCGAAGGCCGCACTCCAGAACACGGGCAGCACTCCAGCCATTCGTGGCGGCAAACTCTTCGATGTCGGCCAGGCGCACGCGGGGGATAATTTCAGCAATGTGCTCTGCGGTGGCCGGGACTATCTGGGCGTTAATCATTAAAAGCCTCCCACGGTAATACGGGGGATCACCGCCAGCACAGAAAGCGGCAGTGGGTCAGTCTGACGGATTTTTACCCGCCCATTTTTATCCCAGTTGCTGTCGAGCTTGACCTCTACTTTGCCTGTGGCGTCATCAACCGGATCGTCGTAAAACTCAAACTCGCGCTGAGGGTATTCGTACCACTGGCCGCCTGGAGTTGATGCCCAGATGCCTCGGCTGGCGTTGACCACCAGCGTCACGGAATTGATCAGCTGTTTCTTATCGAGCAGCGTCTCCTGCCCGTTAATATTGATGTCCAGGGTTTCAAACTGGGCGTTAATCGGCAGGCCGATGTGGACCACGGCGCCGGGTTTCTCCAGCGTAACGGCGCCGCCGGTCACGACTTTCTGCGGCTCTACGCTGGCGTCAGACAGTACATTGACGGTCTGTCCTTCAAGGTGATCGAGTCCGGCGAATGTCTGGCGGGCCATATACCAGTTAGTGGTGGCGGTATTGCGCAGGGCAGGAGGAATATTCCGGTTTGCCGTCACGGTTACCGAGTTGCCGCTTTCAACCGAAATTATGTCGCAGCGCAGCTGCATGGCGACGGCGCTACCATCTTCAGGATCGGTTCCTGTGTAGGGGAACTGGATCTGTGCGCCGACGTCTCCCGCGGTAAAATAGCTGGCCCCGCTCATCGTCAGGGTATACGGCACCTGATAACTCCAGTCCCCGCTTCCACCGCTGATAGTGGCCGCCCGGCTGCTGGCATTGCGTCCGTCATAGGTCAGTCCGCTGTCGACAAAGAAAGCGTCAAGGTCATCGGTAAACTGTCGGCTTGCCAGCCTCTCGATATAGCGTTTTGTCTGGCCGTTGATGGTGCGGTTAACCACGAAATAGATCGCATCCTCGCTGCCTTCACTGATACCGCAAGTGCTCTCATATTTCCCGGCACTGGATTGCGGAGACCAGGCGAATACCTGTTGATCACGCAGATAGGTCAGCACCAGCAATTTCCCATCGTCGCGCACGCAGAACGCGCTGGAGAACGGGACAATACAAAACGCCCAGTCGACAATGCTGCGCTTCTGGAAAAGGTGATTAGCGAGGATTGTCAGGTCGTTACCCTGAAAACCGTCCACATCAAACGAGTAGGCCAGATCCCGCACAACGCTGCCCTTCTCCTGGATAAAGAGCGCGATATTAGAAACCGCGATAGGAGGTACATCGCTGCAGCCGTTTGAACCCTGAGAACTCAGGGAGAATGCAGACGGCGTAAGCACTTTATTCTGGTCACCGGTCACAACAAACTCACCGCCGGAGGTCAGAACAACCAGCGATCCGACATCGATAAGGTGACGAATTTCGTTAACCTGCCGGCCAGCGTAGGTATAAACGATCCTGTCATCATCCTGCGTCGGATTGCTCTTGCCGAAGTCTTTATAGTCACCGGTACGGCTGGCCCAGATGGTTTGCGGATACGCAGGAGATGCAGCGAAGTACAGCCTCTGCTGGTAGTAGACGACCGTCGCCGGATAACCATTGACGCTGTTCCACGCGTAGCGCGCCCACTTGTAGCTGGCCTTGTCAGCACCGACAACGTTCTCAGGGATACGAGAAACCACATCAGCGGTTGCAGTCAGCCCGTCACCGGCGACGGCAGTGATCCGCACAATGCCAAAACCACTATGCAGGTATTCCCACTGCACGCCTGTATCATCATCGCCGGTGCCGCCCCAGCCATCCCACGCCATACCTTCGGTGTGTGATGGGCGCAACGTCCCGGTTTTTCCTTCGGTATTGGCCCGATAGTAGTTGCTGTCGGCGCGCCGGATATCCTCGATCGATGTGCTCTTGCTTGTTTCCCATACCGGTACAGAGTCAACGGCTGGCTGCTCAAGGTAGAACAGCTTTCCGACCTGCTCGGCGCCGAATATTGCAGAGCTCGCGGTAAGCGTGATTGTCCCGGTTGTGGCGCTGGCCCAGACAGTTTTTGACTCGTCGACGTTGATATCCTCAAACGGGCCGTTGGTAGTCTGTACGTCGACGATCTGCCAGTTGTCATGCGCATACCGGCGCAATTCTTTAGGTGGATAGGAAGGATGCACGATCGTCATCACGTCGGCGCTTTGGGTGAATTTCAGGCCGAAAACATCATTTTCTGTATAAGGCGTCGCCAGCTCGTAAATCACATCGCCGGTGGTCAGCACCAGGCCGCCGTCTTTGATGACGCGCATGTAATTGTGACCAAACTCCAGCGCATAGGTCTGCACCGTCGAAAACTGGAAAGGTATCAGGCGACATTTGCGATCCGGGTATTTCGCCGCGGCGATGAACTGCGTGCCCGGGCGGTTCTCTACCCCGCCATACTGCCGCACAATAAAGTTATCGCACTTGCGCAGCGCCACCTGGTACTTCGCCATATCGATGCGGCCATAGAGCGATGGAGCAATTTCGCCACCTGAGAAGCTCGGTTGTATCCAGCTAACAGATGCTGGGTAATGCGGTCTAGCCATCAGCACATCCTCGCTACGGTAAACGGATCGTCAGGCATTTGCGGTTCCTGCGATTCGTTCATGCTGTGAGAGCCAGCACTGAGGATGATCCGGCTATACATGCTCAGGGCGTTATTGCCGAGGTCTGCATTACCCGTGAGAACCATGTTAATAGCCGCGGCCAGGCGCCAGGATAGAGCCTCCTGGAAGATGGAATCGAACATGTTCACGTCGGTGATGCGGGCAACATACCGAAGCCAGGCCTGCGGCAGATCGGTGTAAATCAGGCGCCCCGTGCCGGCGCTATCTGCGCCGACCACGTACTGCACGCGCATAGCAGCCGTTGGATACCGAACACCGGGAACCGGAATTTCAATAATCTTCAGGCAGTCAGTCGGATAGGTGTATGCGAATGCCCAGTCCTGCGGCGGGTTGTTGGTGTCAGCCAGCGCGATATTCTTGGTCGCAAAATTCCAGTCAAAGTCGGCCAGCACAGCATCGCGAATCGACTCGTAATACAGGGAGCATTGCCCCGCTTCTTTGCTGGCTTCTTCCAGACTGTTGATGCTCCGGTTATTACCGATATTGCTCAGCGCCCGGTTGCAGATCTCAATGACAGAGGCCATTACTCGCCCCCTTCACCGTAAAGCGTCTGCGCCGCCGTCTTCGGCGCCTCACCTGAAACAGGCGCCAGCGCCATATCGGTGATCTGCAGATCCGCGCTGCGGAAAGTGCCATCGTCGCTTTCACGCGCCGAGATACCCTTAATCACTGCTTTTGCGGTGATCATAACCTCAGTGCCTACATTCTGCGGCTGGGCTTTCAGCTTATTCAGGGTGTCATTGTTCAGCGTGATGCACAGACCCCACGGGTATTCGTCACGGGTTTTGGTCTCGCCACTTTCATCCTGGTAGCTGTCGGTGCCGGTTTTGAGATTGACCATTTCCATAGAACGCTCCTACAAGAAAGGGGCCGAAGCCCCCTGGTTTATTCTGAGGCTCAGATGCCTAAATCTTTTCGCTTTTCGGCGATCTTCTCGCGCAGCGTTTCGGCTTTGGTGTTGTGATGAGGCTTCTCGTTAAAGAGCAGCTCGTACTCTTCGCGGAGCTTATCCAGCTCGTCATCGCCACCACCGCCTTCGTTCAGCGGCTCAGGTTTAACAACAGCAGGAGCCACAACCTTTTGCGTCGCCTTCGCCTTTGCCTCCTTCGCCGCTTCGTTCAGCGGCTCCAGCGCGGAGCCAGGCACCCCGTCATACTCAATCTCTGAACCCTCCGGCCAGAGGTTGTTATGGATATGGGACAGACGCAGCACGCGGTATTTTGCTTTTTCAGCTGACATCGATATCTCCTTAGCCGGTCACTTTAGAGCGGGTCGGATACGGGGTATTCGCATCAACGTCCAGGTTGATACCGGAGGTGAACGCGCCAGCAGTCAGCGGGCCGGTGGCTACGGAGTAGTTCACACGCAGATAGCGCATAACGCCCGCCGGTACCTTAGCCGACACAACGCGCTTACCAGCTTTAAGCGCTGCCAGAGCCAGGGCGCCGCTGTCATAAATGGTCGTCCAGGTGCTATTGTCAGGGCTGGTCTGCAACTGCACGTTGACGGAGGCGGCGCCAGCAGCGGTAGCCGTGGTGTTAACGAGAGCCCAGAACTCCAGCGGATAACCAACGCCGATATCACGGCGGGTGCCGTCGACAGGTGCCAGGTCAATCACATCGGTAGAAGCAGCAGTAGCCGTAACCGCCTGCGCTTCGGAGAACATCAACAGTTTGTCGAGGATCATCTTCATTTCTCCATTTAGCAGCCCGTTACCGGGCCGCTGGTTATAGTCAGGGGTTAAACCACGCGAGCTTCAGTTTCCAGAAGCGCATCGGTTTCGCGAATCGGAACGCCACGGAAGCTGGTCCACCAATCGCCCTCAGTCTCTTTGACGCTAATCGCCAGAGAGGATTTCTCCAGAGATTGCAGGTCAAGAGCCTGGGCAACGGTGCGGTTCATGTAGAACACCGGGCGCCCCATGCCACGGTTAGGGATGCGATGCAGCGCTTTCACCATGAGCTTGGCGATGTTCGCCGCCGCAGCAGGATCGGACAGGTCACTGATATCGATGTTCGCGATGCGTACAACGTAGCGCCAGTCGCGCAGGCACAGGCCGTTATCCCACTTATAGTGGGTGCGGTAGCCTTCATACTGGCCGCCGTTGGCATCTTTCAGAGTCTGCTGGCCTTTATCTTCCATCTGCAGACCTGCTTTCTGGCCTTTCGGGAAGATACCGTGAACGGTGTTTTCGCCCCATACAATGAGCCAGATTGAAGTGTTATCGGTGCCAGTACCGCCGGCGTCGATAATGTTTTGCGCGTTGGTAGCCGTCAGGTCGGAGTAACGAGAGGACAGGCCCATGAACTGCTGCGGGTTAACGCTGGTGTCGCCATAAAAAAGCGTTTGAGCCATCTGCTGATTCATCGCTTCAATAAATGCGCGATCTTCTGACAGTCGGAATTCAGCGGTATTTCCGTTCAGATCTGCCAGAGATTTATCAATCTCCGCATAGGTTTCCAGCATGCCAATGCCATCGGTAACCTGCACAGTGGTCGATTTGCTCGGCTGAACGCCGTAGTTGAGCAGGCGCCAGGTCGCCGACGGCAGGCCAGAGCGAATGGTCGTACGATGACCGGTCGGAAGGTTACCTTCAACGATCAGCATGTCCTGCAGGATCGGGTTGGTTTGGGAAAGGAGTTCGATAATTTTATCAACTTTCCCGTTCGGGTCGATGCGCTTACCCCAGTCTGCCAGCGTCAGCGCAGTAATGCCTTTAACAGCCATGGTTATATCCTCTCTTATTTGCCATAAAGCACTTCGGCCGCACTACGCTGACCGCTTTCTTTTCCTGTCACCACGCCATCTTCTGACATGGCTTTTCCTACTTTGACGAACGCCTTCACCAGCTCCGGGTGATTACCCAGCCCTGTGCCGTTCAGATATTCCTTCAACTCCGGCGTACCGAAGGTATCCAGAGCGCGCTGAGCAACACCGAGGTTGGCCGTCAATTTATCGCCGCCGATCTCTTTATCGGCCTTGACGGTTGCGGCCCATTCTTCAGTTTGTGCCTGCCATGCATCTGCCTGGCGCTGCTGCACACCGGCCAGAATTTTCGGGTATGCATCCACCAACTTCTGCGCCTGCTCATTGGTCAGGTTCAGTTCACGGGCAACCGGCTCGAAGTCCTTCAGCGCTTCAGCGTCCAGCTCGACGCCTTCACCTGCCTGGAATTCGTATTTCTCCGGCGCGCCTTCCTGCTTCTGCTCTTTGTCATCAGGCTTGTCTGCTGGCTTATCACCATCAGCGGGCTTATCGTCCTGAGGCTTGTCACCTTCAGCGCCATGCTGTGGCTTATCGCCTTCTGGTTTTGCCGGGTCAGCAGCAGGTGCGGGTGGCTCAGACGGTGCCGGTGCAGTGCCACCATCAGCAGGTTGCTCATTGCAAAGACGGCGATGCAGCAAACGTTCAAATAAATTCATGGTTACTCCTGTTCACTGGCCTCTGCGGCCATCTTCAGATACTGTTCAGGGCAGTGCGCCATGACGCGCTGGAACAATGCCAGCGCCAGGTTGCGCTGCCCCTCGTTGAAAGCAGTCACTTGCGGATCACCGGCAAAGCAGGCAGAAAACACCTTGCCCTGCTCCAGTACCCCCCAGATCACCCGGCGGCCCTGCTCGCTACCCATGACGAAACGGATATCTTCAATGTCACGCTGTTGAAGGATTTCCTTCTCTCGTGCCGATTCAGCAGCCAACTGGTCATCATCAAAATCTGTCATTGCTGGCCACCTGCAGGAGCACCTGCTGCGTTAGAAAGTGCTGTCAGTACGCTGGGATCCGCCGTCTGCGCTTCGCTGAGAGTCTTGGCACCCTGAGCGGCAGCCATGCCCATAGCCACCATTTGCTGCTGTTGCTGCTGCTGAGCGCGCTGCTCGCGAACCTGCTCAACCTGTTCCTGTGGAACGATGACTGTCGGCGAGACACCGGACATCTCCGCGAATGCATCAATGGCCTGATCCACGTTGAGTTTGTCCAGCGCTTCCGGTTTGGCCTGTGCCAGCAGCCCAATGAAGCCAACGGTGGATGACAGGCTGGATAGCCCAATAGATTTCTGCGCCTGCGCCATCACAGAGATGTACTCGATGCGCAGCGGCATACCCTGCAGGACGTCCGGCGGCGGCGGGAGAAGGTTTTTTCTCGCCATGATGGAGAAGGTGCGATCGATAAGCGGGTTCAGGCATTCGTCGTTCAGGCGCTCAAGAACAGGCCCAAGCATCAGCAACTTCTCTTCTTTCATCTCGATCACTGCTTCAACCGGCATCGAGCGGGTATTGATGTTCTGCAACATCATGAAGAGGTCGACAAAGTAGGCGCTGTTGATGATCTGCCGGGTATCCTGGATATCGGCGAGCAGGTCGGCGGTATTCGGGTTAACCAGATAGGCGGGCTTAAATCCGTCCTGGCCGGTGACCTGATCGATATAGGTGATATCGCCAGGCAAAAGGGAAACGCGCTGGTTGCGGAGTGATGACGGGCCAACCATCGGCGGGTTGGTGGCCTTGTCGATCAGCTGGCTTTTGCGCTTCTGCTCCAGTTGCAGAGCTTTAACCTGGCCGAGGGCAATCATGCCCGGGCAGGATGAGCCGTATACGTCCTCGCCGTTCACTTCCCAGCGCGGCGCCATAATCGGAAATTCATCGAAACCAGACTCACGCAGCAACTTATCGCTGTCGCCACCAACCTCGTAATAAACCGATTTTACCGGCTTATTTTTGCTGTTGAGCTTGGCAGTATCGCGGTCGATGTTCGGATAAACGGCATGAATAACTTCGATCCAGCTTTCGTAGTTGCCGGAATCCCACATGCCCTTCACTGAATCGCTGACGTTATTGAGGCCAAACTCCATTACCAGCTGGCGCACCGTCATGGAGAATTTGCGGAAACAGGTGTCAACGCTGCCGCGCGCAGAGTTCGCCATGTAGTAACTGCCGATCGGAAACATCATCGTGCGGATAACGTCGCTGTCATCTTCCAGAACAGCCATAGCGCCGGTGCTGTAATTCCCCAGGCTGGCGTAAAGCAGCGGCAGCGACTGGTAGATATTGGATTTGTTGAATACTTCGTTCATGCGGCGCTGAACGACTTCAAGCCACAGTTTTACTGGGCCGTAGTCCATCATGTCAGGGTCAGGCGTTGCCAGCTTGAACCACGGGCGCGCAGGAGAAGTGATCCCCGACATCATGCCGCTCGATAGTGTGCGTGCTGCCAGGGTGGCGGTGGGGTCAACAATTTTCGTATTGCGGCGGTCATCCCGGTTTACATCGGTGACCAGGAAGCGGGAGCCACGCGGATTGATGAAGTCGCTCAGTTCGCGCCAGTGCGGATCGAACGATGAGCGATCATTAGTGAGCTGTGCCTGCTGCTTTTGCAGTTGCTCTTTCAGGGTTTCCGCTGCCATCTTCCGCGCTCCAGTTACTGACCGAGCAGCGTTTTGCCGCTGGTATTTGCGGCGGAGGTATCACCCTGCGCCCCGGTCAGCAGCGTAGAACTACGCCCGGCGGCCGCACGACGGCGCCTGGTTTCTTCATCGCGGGAATCGACTACAGCCTGATCCTGTTCCTGCGGAGCCGCCTGAACTTCTGGTGCTGCAGGCACTGAAGGCTTGCTGCCAATGCACATATCGATACTCCATACGCGTTTAAATTATTACCAATTTAACCACATATGATTTATTTGTCGTAGTGTATTGACCTTTTGATGATAAATTATTACCTTTTTGGTAAACACAACATGAAAGCGCACCCCATTCCCTTCCATTGGTGGCTTTGTCGTTACTCAGATGGCGGAGTGCGCTTCCAGGTGTGAAAGCATCCGGCGTATGGCACATGCGTCGATAGCGGTCCGGGGGCTCCTTGGTACATGGCCCAGCGGGTAGCCGGAATGTGCAAGCCATGCCCTGCATGCACGACAGCGACTCACCATCGTGGCGGTACGGTGTGACACCTCGGAAGAGACGAGGATATTTAAGACAGCAAGCTGAGCAGAGTGAAATGCTTGCGACCATCCAGAAATGGAGACGAGCCAAAGTGCCGTGTTAATGCGTCCTCTGCAAACCTTCACAACAGGTAAGAGCATTGAGTCGATAATCGTGAAGAGTCGGCGCGCCTGGTTAGCCAGTGCTCTTTCCGTTGTGGCATTAGCTCAGTTGGATAGAGCAACCGCCTTCTAAGCGGTTGGTCGCAGGTTCGAATCCTGCATGCTGCACCAGAATCACGCCTCAGGACCGTGATACCCGTAGTTCAAGTGCAAGCTTGGCGGTGGCAGTTATTCCCACGGGTCGTACTCGCTGATCACGTTGGGCTGCTTGCCGCCGGCAGGGAAATCTGAACGCTTCGCCACTGGATAGGCGAATGTCAGAAGCAGCGCATCGCCCTTGCCAGGCGACCGGCCCAAACGCTCTTTGATATCTTCCTTCGGCTCCATGACGATCTTGCCGTCCACCCTCACCTTGTACTCTGCCGCGGACAGGTCGTCCGCCGTCTCCTGGTCATCCAGCGCGCCGCCGAGCTTGAGCCATGTCTTGCAGGCGTTGAACATCTCGCCACGCTTATTCAGCATCTGTGGGTCTGCCGATGCGCCGCCGAACGGCACAAGCTGCCAGGTGCGGCCCCAGCCATCACCGATTGACTTCAGCCCGGTACCGTAACCGAAATCGATAAACACCGCGTCAGCCTGGTACTGGTCCTCAAAATCAGCAATACGCTTCGCCATAATCAGATCGTCGGTGGTCTTATTGCCGGTCCACAGCACTTTGCTGTGCAGCCCCTGGCGGAGATAAATCACAGCATCATCCACGCCGGAATAAGCCGGGTCGACACCGATTATCCGCGGGGCGTGCGCCACCTGCGCAGCGGTCACAACGCGCTTCATTGCCTCGTCAGTCAGCCCGGTAGGGATGAACTGCAGCTCTGACGCATCAGGGAAGATCCCGCGCACGCGGACCTTCACAAAGTCGCTGTCCTCGCCGTAGTCGTCCACCCATTTCTGCAGCTGCTGCTTGTTGGTGCCTTCGACGGTGCGGCTGTCGATTTGCGCGCACTTCCAGCGGTGCTTGTATTTGCGGAAGCATTCCCGAAATCGCCCGGTGTTGCGCGTCGGGTTACCGAACGCCACCCAGATGATTTCGGTGTCTTCGTCCGTCAGCGCGCCCTCGGCAACCTCCCAGACCAGATCAGCGATGTTGGATGCTTCGTCGAACACCACAACGATGCGCTTACGCTCGTTGTGCAGCCCGGCGAACGCCTCTGTATTGTGCTCAGACCATGGGATTGCGTCAGCGCGCCAGCGTTTATCGTGGCCCGGATCGTTGCTGTACATCGCCGTAGCGGTGCAGGTGAACCATTCTTTCGTGATAGCCAGGTTCGACCATTTGATGATTTCCGGCCAGGTCTTCGTGCGCAGCTGGTTGTCGGTGTTGGCGGTCACCACCACCTTGCAATCTTCACAGGTGGACATGGCCCAGTTAATCAGCATCGAGATGAACGCAGATTTTCCGATGCCGTGGCCGGATGCGCGGGAAATCATCAGCGGCTGGTGACGTGTCGCGGGATTCTGCAGGTGCTCGCCTATCTCGCGGAATGCGTCAGCCTGCCACTGTCGCGGCCCGGAGGCGTGCGCCAGTTCTGTGCCATCCTCTCCCCACGGGAACGCATACAGCGCATAGCCCAGAGGGTCATGGGTGAAGCTGGCGATATCGTCGATCAGCTGTTCTTCCGGGGATAAAGCGGCGTCTGTCACTGGTCACCACCCTGGCGCTCTTTCAGGCGGCGCCGGGCGGCGGCCATGCGGTCGGCAATGGTAACGTTCACGTTAACTTCCATGCGCTCTTTGAAAGCGTTAACGTCAACGTGCTTACCGATGAGCTCGAGGTTTTTCACCTTGTCGGGCCATTTGATTTTCTTGAGGATGGTCTCTATCGAGGTCTCATCCATGTTCATGATGGTTGAGGACAGGTCAAACCCGCTTAGCGTGGTTCGCCAGATTTTCGGCCACTCGCGGATAGGCTTCAGGCTGCCGTCGTCGTTAAGGATATCCAGCACGTCCATCTGGTCGATTTCCACCAGGCGCAGCAGCACGTAATCGGCGCTGACGCGCAGGCGCTTGTTGCGCTCTTCCATCAGCTCAGCGATTCGTTTCTGGATACGTTCATCACGCATCATCGTGCTGGCTTTGACGTGGGCAGACTTTGGGGAAAACCCGGCATTGATGGCCGCCTGCGTCTGATTTTCAGGGCATTTCACATACTCCTGGGCGTAGGCTTCCTGCATCACCGTCAACGGTTTGTACTGAGTTGATTTGCGCTTCGGATCCTTTGGCATGGTAAACACCCCGAAAATAATTACCTTTTAGGTAATAATACCATGCCACCAGCGATGTTACATGATCGGAATATCATCATCACTCACCCACCCGGCCCGGTTTATCAGGTAGGTAACGACACCCCGCACTTCAACATCGTCCAGGGCTTCCCCTTCCAGCGCCTCACCATCATCAGTGATCAGCGCCTGCCCACGGACAACAGCGAATTCAGTTTTCCCGGCATATGCGATAAGGACATGATCACCCTGCTTTGGCCTGCGGCAGACATCGACGATGGCATAACCGGCGGCGGACTGCCGCGCGCGCTGCGCGGCCTTTCTCTCTGCTGAAGTCTTAGCCATTGATAACCTTCCCACAGCGCTTACAGTAAATTCCGTGATAGGTTTCAGGCCTTGTTTTTTCCATAAGCTCTAACAGAGCATCGCGCCCACCTTGATAATCTCTTAGCTTTAAGTCAGGAGCGCCTTTTGTTATCGCCACCCGGAATGCATGACCAAATATCTTGCCGAAAATGCCCTGGCATTTGTCCATCACTTCACCTCCTGCGGCGCTGCTGGCAGCGGCATCCAGTGGGTGATTTTCTCTGGCTCCCAGCACTGCCAATGACCATACATGGCATGATGAACTCGCTTATACATTCCGTCGAATGTGAGAACAGATACATCATTCTCCGGCATCCGCTCGCTTACCGGAATCCATTTACCCGGCACGGTAACGACGCTCTGCACCGAGTTCAGAGCGGGGGTATCATGCGGGGCGGCTGCGAGCTCACGAACAATGCGCTTAATGCCGTCGATACGGTCATCATCAACAGGGTCTACCGTTTCAATCCGATCAAGCATCATCAGCGCTGCGTTTGCTTTATCGTTGCATGTCCAACCATCCGGAATCACCTGAGAGTTGCCATCCCCGCCCTTTTCGTTGACATCACCAGAATGGTCTACCATGTCGAGGTGTTGCTCGGGATGGTTAAACATGGCGGCACGTCGGTTTACCACCTCGATTAACGCCTCTTCGGCATCACACAGGCAATCAGCGATGCCACGGCGATCACCGTCGAAGCCATCCATATCAAGGCGTATTCGCGCAACCTTCTGCAACGCCTTCAGCACATCATCAGGCACTACCGGCACCGGCTGCATTTCAGCTTGCTCTGCGCGCAAATCCTCTAATTCTTCACCCAATTTCAAAATATACTCGATGACATGAGAGTGAATACCATGATAGTTATCCTTAAATAGCTGCTCAGATACTTCTTCATAGCATTTCACCGTTGGGTTGCTTTTGCCTTTGATGAAGGAAACGATAGCGTCAAGAGCGTTTTTGCTTCCGATGTTATTTTCCTCCGGCACTACCGGCTGCTGCGCGTGGCGATAGAGCGGCAGTACAGCCACATCACCATCTTTTGCGACAAAAGATGCGCGACGTTCATCGTTTGTGACATGCCATTGCTCACGATAGTGCCATGTCCACGCCACCGGCTCGCTGTCCGCTACCGGCTGCGCTGGCGGCATATCTGGACCTTTGCGAATAGCTTTTGCCAGCTCGATAGGGTCATCGTAAAGCCAGTCTCCGGTGTCAGGGTGATTGGCTTCTGCCAGTCGAGCGGCCCACTCCAGACCGTCTTTGTGTCCCTGCAGGTAGTCAAGAGGCAGTTCCACCGACTCGCTGCTGTCCATTGCGGCCAGCGCGATGCGGGCCAGCTCCTCAGCTTCTTCAGCTGGCAGCATTACGTTGCTTCCGGCGCCGTAGGTTTCACGCCATGATTTAATTTTTGCCAGGCGTTCTCTGGTTATGGTTGATTTGGTCATGGTTGACTCCAGTTATCCTCGATCGCCACACCTAAACGGTGCAGCCAGTCGGCAAGCTTGAGCATCGACTCACGGTCGCTAAGTCCTTCCGGAAAGTCTTTTAGTTCGATAGTCGGTATGAAACGACCGAAACTATCGCGCTCTATTGTCAAATGCTGCTCCAGAACAGTCTGATGAATGCGGCTGTTATGCCGCACCAGGTAAACGGATTTGGAGTCTTTAGCTTTAGGGTCGTAGCGATACTCGGTCAGTATCATCTGGCTTCTGGTGCGATCGGTTCCTCTCCACATCACTCAGCCTCCACCTTGATGCCAGCGAGCCAATTTCTAACCAGCTGATATTCGTTATTTCGGAAAGAGCCGCAGGCGTAAATGTACGGCAACCGCAGGTTATGGCCGTTCTGGCGCAGATAGTCTTTGCATCCATGCTCGGTAAAGCAGGCAGTAACAAACTCATCGACTTCCTGCATGGCGTATCGATCATATCCGCGAGTGTCGCGACCATCCTGATAAAGCGCTTCCAGCCGCTTGGCTCTCAGCTCGCTGACCTCTTCACCATCCCATACCCAGCAAATCCGACTAGGCGAGTGCTCATCGCTTCCGATAATTTCACGCTTCTGGAAAACGACGAACATGGGCTGATCGGTAATGCGGTTGTCCTGCGTCCTGATAAGCTCACCGATTGTGTAAAGCTCAGGGGGCAGCTTCACGGTGCGGGACTCCAGCTCGGCGATGCGCTGACGGTAATCAGCCACCATTCGACGAACTCCTTCAAGCGGCGTGACATCACCGCCGTCTGGAGGGTCCATGTACTCAGCGCCTGGAGGCAGGAGCCTGCAAAGTTCTTCGTCTACCTGCTGCGCCTTCTCCAGCGCCTCTACCAGCTCAGCGCCAGCCGCTTTCCATGCGGCCCATAAACTGGTGTAAGTGTGATCAGAGTAGAATCCGGTATAGATGCGGAGTTTTTTGAGATAACCCCACGGCAGAGCGTTGCATTCTTCAGCCCACGCTTCGAATTTCTCTCTCTGCGCCAGTTCGGTGATATCAGTTGTCATGCTCGCCATCCTTCGCAGCTATAATTGCTGCATCCATCAAAGTCGTATGGGTTGTATTGCCAGGTAATGCGGCCACAATGTGGGCAGTTCCAGCGAACCTTTCCACTTTTTGCCTTCTGTCTGCGATTGTATTTTTTTAGCCATTCAGGCATCACCAGCCCGGCACCTTGAACCATAGTTCGGCGGTTGAAATTATTGATATTGAACGTGCGCCGCTTTACTGCATCTGCCAAATGGAATGGCAGCCACACAACGCCTGGCTCATCCGTGTTGGCGGATACAAAAACGAATGCCTTGCTGAAATCATCGGTTGGCAACCCTCCGCTTTGTAACCAGTAAACATCGTTCCCGTTCCAGTCACCTTTTTTATACGCAACGTATGCGCTGCAACCTTGCTCAACCACGCTATCGCATGGGATGTACTGGCAATCCACATGCCATACAGCCAGGGCATCAACAGCATCAGCGCAAATCGGCTGGTCAATCTCTCTCCCGTAGTCCCAGCATCTCTGCGCCTCTTCCTGCGTATAAACGTGCGCGCGGTCGATATTGGAGCTGTATCCGTTTCCGTTATGGCAATGAAACGAGGCGTTGCTCCCCACAGTTTCTCGCGTGCAAAGCATGTAAAAACGGTTGCTCATTTGTCGGCCCCCTCGCGATGCCTGGAAATATAATCCGCAAGTTCGCCTTTTTTATTTATGTTTTGCATCTCAATCAGGTCTGACATTTCAAGTCCATTAGTCGGCGAGATAACAACAAAGTTACCGTTCACTTCAAACTGGCGACCTTGCTTCTCCATGCGCTTCACAAAATCAGCGACCTTTGACATTCAACACCTCCGAAACGAATGACTTAGCCCACGTTGCTTCTAGATGGCATTCCATTGACAAAAGATGCGCAGCAAACTCTTCCACCCCATCAGCCTTAATCCCGGCATAGATGCGATCGGTGGCGGGGGTTTGAACTGCCGTCACATTAGCCCGGTGGTCATTCCATCCGCGCGCATATATCGGATTTATGGACATGCCGTCCTTCACGCAGTACATCTGACCGCCGCGATTGATAACTTCAATTTCTTCTGCAACGCCAGCCTTCAGCGCCACATTCTCCGCAGCCAGCTGCTTAAACGCTTTCGCCAGTTTCAGGAACTTCTGCTCTCTGATCGACAGCTCGCCTGCGCTCTCCAGGGAGGCGATGAGCTCGTTTACTGTTTCGATGTTCATGCTGTCACCCACTCGATCGCCAGATAAGCCACATACAGGACGGCGATGATTGCCACCCACCCAATGATGTTTGCCACCATCACGAACAGCAGCAGTGACCGCCGGCTGTAATTCACGAAATCAAAATCCATACTTACCCCCGCTTACCCGTTTAACTTATTGATTCAATTGATAACAATGAAGATCGTTGTTTTAGAACTCTTCGACCTTCCACCCGCCACCGGCTTTTGCCGGGAGCTTCGTTACTCCGATGATCCGGAATGGGTACTGGTCGGCGGCGACTTTGGTTTTCACCCTGGCATCGTCGGTCCAGTAACCCCCCTTCACTTCGTGCATTTCCAGTTGGCCGTTCGCCAGCATCACGGCGAAATCCGGCGTGTAGAACGTGTTATCAGCCAGCCTCAGCTTGATTCCTTCAAACCGGTACCAGGCGATTTCCCCGTAGCGCTTGCGCAGTTCAAGCTCTTGCGCATACGCCGTTTCGGTTTTGTTCATCTGGCCCGCTTTAAGCCGGCCAAGTGCCTGTAGTGTCTTTCGCATGATTTTTACCTTATTGGTAATTTATAACCATAAACGGATCAATATCAATAGTCTTGCGCATATTTTATTACCCTTTTGGTAAACATTAAGGCGTAAAAAAACGCGCTTCCGCGCCGGTATTACTTGATGAGTCCTGCTGCCTTCCCTCGCCGGTATTCCTCCATCAGCCACTGTGCCGGGGTTATACCTCCGAGTGTCGCCGCGTTAGGCATGCATCCGAAGCTTCGACCTGGTGGATGGTAGGTATTGCCACCGGGGTCTGGAGGGGTGCTTATAGGCTCTGGCTTCGACTGGATGCTCAGAATCGGATCAGGTATCTGATGACCTGCCGCGACCTTTGATGCCCATTCGTCAAGAAGCTTACGCGCATGTTTCTCAACCTCAATCTCACTTAACTGACGCTGGTACATCGCGCGCCTGGTATCGCACACAATCCAGTACATGACAGGGTGGCGCCACGGGAATTGTTCTGGTCCGCCAGGCTGTAGGCTTTTCTCCTTGGCGTAGCGGTGAAACTCCCCCATCACATCTTCGATGCTCACGCCAAGCACCATCTTGCTGTCTTTGCACCACTTAATGAATTGACCTGGTGACGGCCAGAACGGTGATTCACTGGCACGGGCATGGCGCATTCCTGCTGATACCTGCTCGCGGGTACGGATACCACCTTCGGCGAAAGCGGCGATCCACTGGCGCTTAGCGTCGGTCTCCTGCTGTGCGGTCTTAAGGTTGGTCTGCTCTGCTGCCGGAAACAGTTGCTTGAGCTGTTTAAACAGGGCATCGACAAGTCTCTCTGCGCTGATGTTCACAACATTGTCTTGCTGAGCCTGGTGATTGTCCGGACCCATCATGCGAGCCAGGGCGCCGGCATCACGATTCTGAATTGCTGCGAATACGTTACTCATAAGAAATCCTTCCAGCCTTCAGGGCTATTCCAGTGTGGTACTTCATCGTCAGAGCTTTCACCGCGCTTTCCTGCCGCTCTTTTTTTCCTGTTCATCAGCAGCCGGGCAAACTTCTGCTCCCACTGCACGTGTTGCATCACATTGCCTTCTGCCATCCAGTAGGTGATGAATTCGATCAGGTCTGATTTCTTGTAACCGTCAGCTGGTAGCGCATGGCCCCATGTTCTGGCGCGCATGACAAAGTCCTCTGACGGCTTCCAGTTTTCATGCATGGTGAATTTGCCAATTGGCTCTCCGATACCATCAACGACAACCGGAGGGACTTGAATTACTTCGCGCGCAGAGAGAGGGGTTTTTATTTCCCTGATCCCTGATCCCTGATCCATTCCTAATGGTACTTGTACCGTATCAGTACCGTACTCATACGGTACTAGGGGTAAACCTTTGATTTTGCTTTCTTTTGGCTTATTCACTACCTGATGTTTAAGGAAATTCGTTATGACCCCAAAATGCTTGCCATCAGGGGTGGAAAACATGGATAAATAACCACAGTTGGAAAGCTCCCGTATTAGTACCGGAATAGGAACGGATGGTTCTCTGATAGGGAAAACTGCAGCTTTGATAAGCTTCGGGTTTGCATTGAAATAGCCTTCATCATCTGCGTAATTAAGCAGACCAATAGCCAGCAAGCAGGCTGGTTCTGATACCTCTGCCATGTCTTCATCGGTCCAGAACTCGGGCTTAATGGTGCGAATGCGGGCCATCAGATCACCTCCACGGCATTACCTTTTGAGGCCTCATGCATTAGCCGTTTTATCTCAGCATGGCGGCGGCGGTTAGTCTCGAGGGTGCATTCGACACAATGCCCGTTGTATACCCATCGCTCACTGTCATGGCCGTGCTTACATTGCTTACCGGTGTAGTAGCGCTTTAGTCCTGCCTTTGCCGCTTCGACGCGAGTAATGATCTCCATAGTTCCTGTCTCACTCTGGTTGTGGTTACGGTAATTTTGCAGCAAGCCAAAAAAAGATCAACCGTATTTGGATAATTATTACCAAATTGGTGTACAGGGAGAGGCAGGAGCCGCCTGGGGGTGGCGGCGAGGGTGAGTTTTGGGGATTAACGTTCGTGGAACCAGAGGACCAGGTCGGATTTTGCGGAGATCCACTTACGGGATTTGCAGGCTTTAAACAGTCTTTCTAACAGAGGTTTACGTGGGATTCTTCTACGGCCAGTCAGGTGAACCTGAATGTAGTGGCTGGTCGTGCCGGCGTCACTTGCGAACTCTTCTCGCTCAGCCGGCGAGAGGTCGAGCCAGCAGCGTTTGAAGTCAAATTTTTGCACATCGCTCATATTTTTTTAGTCCCGGACTAACTTTAGACAGCCTGATTATTACCAATCTGGTGTAAAAATCAATGACTGTTACCTTTTTGGTAAGTTTACCTTTATGGTAATATTCTATTAAATTTAATCAGTTAGGTAACAATTTCAGGCTAAAAAAATAGAAATGAAAAGCATCTACGACATAAGACGCGACAACCTCAATGAGATAATCCGGAAGGATTTCGATAACACGCAACTCCGGTTTGCCGAGAGAATCAAAAAATCAGCTAACCTCGTTAACAGGTGGAGCAAGGGGACAAAAAATATCGGTGCCAACGCGGCACGCGAGATCGAGTCGTTCGCCGGGAAAGGTCGGTTCTGGCTGGATATCGACCATCTGTCAGATACCCCGACGCTGCCGGAGATTATCGACCCGCAGGAATGGAGTGTGGAAAAGCAGGCAGCGTTTACCCTGGGTGTATGGATGGGACAGCATCCAGATCTGAACTCAGAGAAAAAGGTTTCGGAAGCGGCCGGTATCGGCCAGGCGACCGTAAATCGCATCCTGAACTGCGAAGGCTCCACCAGCATTGGCGTACTGTCGGCTATCGCCAGGGCGTTCGGCCGCGATGCATATGAGCTGATCCTTCCGCCTGGTAATGCTGGTCTGATTGACTATGACCACCATGAATACGCCGGGCTGCCGCAGGAAGAGAAAAACAAGATCGCCGCCTTCATCAAGTTCATCGTCAGCCAGAACCAGTAACCTCTAACCTACCTGTCACTCCTGCCAGTGGGATAACTCCCCGCGCCTCATGCACTTACCAAAATGGTAAACTTTTCCTCATCAAATCTATTGACACAACCATAAATTGATCAGATTATTACCTTAACGGTAACAACAGGGCGTTGAATTACCAGAAATCCACCAACGGGTGGTTTTCTCATACCCCTGATATTTACCAAATGGTAATAGTGAGGTGTGTATGCAATGGCAAATCATTAACGGCTGGTACTGCGTTACGGCATGCGGGCTGATGAGCTGGAAGTTTCGCACGCTGCCGGAAGCAATCAGCTGGGCGTTCGTCAGCAAACTGGCAGCAAAAACGGAAATGGGTATGGGGGTGAGCAAGTGAACATTCAGCAGATTAACAACCTGAAAAAAATCATGAACAACATCGACGGCGACTACCAGCTTAACCAGATGCTGTACGAGCGCCACGTCGAACTTATCGACGCGATCAAGTTTCATCAGCTGCAAAAGCCATTCTACGAGCTGGAGCGCAAAGGCGTGCGCAGCGAGATCCTGGAAGAGCTGATGATGAGCTCTGAGTTTGAAGAATGCCTGGCCGCGTATCAGCGGGAACTGACCGGCATCATTGCCAAGTGGGATCTGGCTGACCAGCTGGATACGGCGAGGAATGCGGCATGAAGCCAGGCATTTACTTCGACATCAGCAACGAGGACTACCACGCCGGCGACGGCGTGAGTAAGTCGCAGCTGGATATGGTGGCGTTGAGCCCGGCCCTTCTGCAGTGGCAGAAATCAGCACCGGTCGATACCGAAAAGTTGAAAGCTTTGGATATGGGAACGGCCCTGCACTGCCTGCTTCTGGAGCCGGAAGAGTTTGATAAGCGCTTCATCGTGGCGCCTCCCTTTAACCGCCGAACAAACCAGGGGAAAGCGGATGAAGCAGCTTTCATGAAGGATTGCGAGGGGAGCGGGAAAACAGTTATGGAGGCGGAGCAGGATCGTCAGTTGAAGCTGATGCGTGATAGCGCAATGGCGCACCCTGCAGCGCGCTGGCTGCTTGAGGCGGAAGGATTCTGCGAAGCATCCCACTACTGGACGGATCCGGAGACTGGCGAGCTGTGCCGCATACGCCCGGACAAGCGCCTGAAGAATCACCCTGTCCTGCTGGACGTGAAGAAGGTTGCCGATATGGAGCGTTTCTCGCGCCACATTGAGGAATTCCGGTACCACGTACAGGACGCGATGTACCGCGAAGGCGCGCAGCAAACCACCGGCGATCCACATGGATTCTTCTTCCTGGCAGTGAGCGAAACCATTGACTGCGGCCGCTACCCGGTGCGGGTGTTCGAACTGGATGCGCAGGACGTGGACACAGGGCATGCGCTCTACCGCCGGGATCTGAATACCTATCACCAGTGCCGCGAAACAGGCGACTGGGGTGGATTTGAAGTTATTAAACGCCCTGAGTGGGCACGTAAACAGGATATGTACGTATGAGCAACGACATCGCAATCACTTCTCAGCCTGGTGCTACCGTCGGCACCGCAGCGGCAATCTTCAGCCCGGAAGGGATGGATCGCCTAGTGCGATTTGCCACCCTGATGGCTGACAGCAAAGCCACCGTTCCGGCGCACCTGGCTGGAAAGCCAGCTGATTGCCTGGCAGTCACTATGCAGGCGGCGCAGTGGGGAATGAACCCGTTCGCGGTGGCGCAGAAAACCCATGTGGTTAACGGCACGCTGGGTTATGAAGCGCAACTGGTTAATGCGGTTGTCTCTTCCTCAAACCTTCTGGCCACTCGCCTGAACTACAAATGGGATGGCGACTGGTCAAAAGTAAGCGGGAAAACCGACAAATCTCCGAGCCTGACAGTGACAGTGTGGGCAACCCTTAAAGGCGAATCTGAGCCTAGCACCCTGACCATCAGCATGGCGCAAGCCGGAGTGCGCAACTCACCCCTCTGGGAGCAGGATCCGCGTCAGCAACTGGCTTACCTGTGCGTTAAGCGCTGGGCACGCCTGCACGCCCCTGATGTTCTCCTTGGCGTCTACACACCGGATGAGTTGCAGGAAGCGCAGCCGCGCGTTGAGCGCGATATTACGCCAACACCAGCGACTGCATCCGGCATGAACAAGCTGATCAACACGAAGCCTGAACACCCGGCGGAAGAGAAACCAAAGAGCGGCGACGACCGCGATCCAGAAGAAATTCTGTGCGCTTTCACTGACGCAGCGATGAACTACAACACGCTGAAGGACCTGGACAACGCTTACAAATACGTTGCCAAAAAGCTCGCTAACGATGATGAGCGTCTGGCTAAAGCTACGGACGTCTACAGCATCCGCCGCGAAGAGCTGAATCAAATCCCGATGTAATCACCACCGCGGCGCCGGGCGCGCCGCACTGAAAAAAGAGAGGTAACGATGAAAGGTGCATTAGGCAAAAAGGAACTGCTGGCGGTGGTGCCTGTATCGATGAGCACTATCGACCGAATGGAGAAAAACGGGGAGTTCCCTAAGCGTTTCTGGATCACAGACAAGCGCTGTGCCTGGAACAGCGAAGAGATCGAGCGCTGGCTTGATGAACGTCAGCAGAACGGCACAACGGAGTTTGCTGGAAAAAAGCCTCCGGTTGAGCAGCGAGTATTTCGCCCGGTTGGTAACGCGGCGTGACGTCGCTGGCGAGGTACTGGGAAAGGTGGTCAGGATGGTTTCTGTACCTGGCCGCCGTATCCGCCTGGCTGTTCCTGCTGGCGGTCATTTTTCGAGAGGGTTGGATACGATGAATCGGATGGAAAAATACCACGCGGATTATGTCTCGCAGCGCAAAGCGCCACCTCTTGTCGCCGTAACGCCGGCGGCAATGGAGATCGAGCAGCGCGCTATTGCTCGCGAGAACAAAGGCCAGTACCGCCTGGCTGCTCGCCTCTGGCTTGAGTGCATGGATGCGGCCACTGGCGAAGTTGAGCGGGCCCGTATCGCTATACGCCGCGATCAGTGCATTGGCCGCGGGAATCGGCTTCGCCAGGTATGCTATGCCGGGATCTGCGCCACAGCCGGGGTGATTTATGACTAACCCACACGACAGCATTCGCGTAGGCAGTATCACGCTGGTTTATTCGTCCGTGCGCCGTGGCTGGCTGGCGCCCGGCGGCCAGGTTATCCAGAACCCGCTGAAGGCTCAGCGCCTGGCGGAGCAACTGAATAGCAAGAAGGTGTCAGCATGAGCGGAAAATACACCCTGATCTATGCGGATCCGCCTTGGGCATACCGCGACAAGGCAGCCGACGGTGACCGCGGAGCCGGTTTCAAATACCCGGTGATGAATGTGCTGGATATCTGCAGGCTGCCAGTATGGGAGCTCGCCGCCGACGATTGCCTTCTGGCTATGTGGTGGGTACCGACTCAGCCGGTAGAGGCGCTGAAAGTCATGGAGGCCTGGGGATTCCGCCTGATGACCATGAAGGGATTCACCTGGCACAAGACGAACAAGCACAAAGGGAACAGCGCGATCGGCATGGGCCATATGACCCGGGCGAACAGCGAAGACTGCCTGTTTGCCGTGCGCGGGAAACTGCCGGCCCGCATGGACGCATCAATCTGCCAGCATGTCACGGCGCCGCGTCTGGAGAACTCGCGCAAACCAGACGTTATCCGCGAGAAACTGGTGCAGCTGCTTGGCGATGTCCCGCGTATTGAACTCTTCGCCCGCCAGTCGTCTCACGGTTTCGACGTATGGGGGAATCAGTGCACGGCGCCGGCGGTTGAGTTGCTGCCAGGCTGCGCAGTGCCGGTAGTGAAGACGGAGGCCGCATGAACATTGCCGAAGAGGCCTCGCTGATACGACAACTCGAAGAGGCGCGCGCCATTATCAACCAGAGGAATGGTGAGATCATTCACCTGCAGAGAGAAGCGGCGCGCTACCGTGAGCAGCGGGATTCTGCAAACGCGATGGTTCAGTTTCTGCGAGAGACCTTTGAGAACGGTACCGCTACGCATCTGCGAATTTGTCCTTATTGCCAGCAGATCCATGATGACAGGTTAGCGTGCCCAGCATTCACGAAAACAGGTGGATTATTGTTCGGTCATCCACCTTTCAAACGCTGA